CTTCCGATCTGGAATACAGTGCGTTTAGCTCGTTGGCAATTTGGGCACCCAGCCCCCTACCCGGTCGGTGCGCGCACAATAGGCAGTTCGCCGCCTCTTCGCTCGGCAGCCGTCTTGCAAGCATGACATGACGCACAAAGGCACTGGCCGTTCGCAACGTCGTATCGCAAGTCTGGCCGAGCAACGACCGCGATGATGTGGTCAGCATGAGCCTCACGCCGCTTGGCACACACGCGGCCACATGCACGGCATTGCCAGTTGTCACGCTCCAGCACAGCCAGCCGCCACGCCTTGTGTTGCGGCGAGCAGTAGCCACGCTGATGGGCGTTCGGCCCATTGTCTCGCCTGACGAGCTTGTAGTTCGCCCGAGCCGGTCGTAGCATCTCCACTCGTTGTGGCATCAGGATTGTCCTTGAATAATGCCCTCGACCGCCCCAATCTTTGCAATGTAGTTCATGATGCCGGTAACAACTGCGGCGAGGTCTGGATCGCTGGACGCCAAGATGTTGGGCACCTCCAAGCGAAACGACTCTGGATCAGTGACCACCGCGCCGTCACGCACCCCGAACCGTCGCAGGCGTATGTAGGCGTTGGCGTCTGCGCTAGGGCTGGGCGCGGAAATCTCAATGAGTTCCACCCAGATACGGTCGTAGGTAGTCGCCGGTACGGTCAGTGGATTCTGGGCCATCAGCAGTGGAGGAGTCATTTATCACCAAGTGGAATGGGCGATCCGCCGCCAGGTATTGGTACTCACGCACACATACACATATGACGCATCCCAGCAGAGTTCCCCAGTGTTTCCAGTAGCCGTAGAGCTAGCAGGAGTCCGGGATTGGGCTAGCCGGAAAGTTGACCCTGCGCTGTGGATGCCGACACCGCTAGACAGCGTGGGAACTGGGGTGCCAACTCCCACGACACCAGAAGATGCAATTCGCACATCTTCCTTGTTCCCATTGCCGAGCGTTATGCACGCCGCAGCGTCCGAATCGACGTTTGTGATGGCAAAAAGGCCGTTCTTGTATTTCACCAAGTTAACTGGAACCGCCCGCGTGCCGTCCACGCTCAGCGAAATAATTCTGACTATGCTGCCGCTATTGGCATTTGTGTCTCCATTTGAGACATCCAAATACCTCAGACCATTCAGCGTGACGCTACCGATCTCAACATTGCCAGTAATCAATCCGCCAGATGCGGAAAACGCGCCTATGTTGCTTGGCGTTAAAGCGTCAACGCCGCCAGTGGCGTGCGTGCTGGCGTGGGCCGCGGCATTACCCGCCACACCGACCTCAACGTAGACCGGCGACTCCCACTGGTAGATCCGCGACGTGTCCTCTGCGAGGTAAAGGGCAGAGTTTGAGCCCGTGGCAGGGAAGTTGGTGATAGACGCATAGTTCAGCGAGGCGGCCGGGCCTGTGGCACCCGTAGCACCCGCTGGCCCCTGCGGGCCGACGCTTCCGGCGGCACCGGCTACGCCTTGCGGGCCTTGCGCTCCCGTGGCTCCCGCCGGGCCGACATCGCCACGATCCCCCTTCGCACCCGCTGCCCCGGCGGCACCTGCCACGCCTTGGATGCCTTGCGGCCCGACATCGCCAGTGTCGCCCTTTTGGCCTGCCACGCCCGCCGGGCCTTGAATGCCCTGCGATCCCGTGGCACCAGCCACGCCTTGGATGCCTTGCGCGCCAGCCTCGCCCGCTGGGCCAGTTGCACCGCGCTCACCGGGGTCGCCCTTCGCTCCTGCCACGCCGGGCACGCCCTGCGCGCCGGTCGCCCCCGCTGGACCGGCTGGCCCAACAGCACCCGCAACGCCCGCTGGACCTTGTGGCCCGACGCTTCCTGTTTCGCCTCGCGCCCCGGCGACTCCCGCTGGGCCTGCTGGCCCTTGCGATCCAGCCGCGCCCGCAGGCCCGATGCCGCCGCTCACTGCTGCCGTAAAGGACGACGCGCCGACGTTCGCGGCAATCACGTCGCCACCGGATACCGCCGCTGTGATCGGCTGCGACACTACCGTCGCTGTGATCGTCATCGCACCACCTCAACGACGCCCTGCAACGCCGTTCTCTGCACACCACCGGGGGCAATCCAATCAAGCCGCCAGCCGTAGGTGCCAGCGGCCAGCGATGCCGTCTGTGTATCCGTGAGACTGACAGCCACCACCGCAGCCGCAGCGTCTGTGACGCTGGTCGTGATTGGCGATACCGTGCCGCCTGTCACCAGACTCAGCAGTGTGCTTGTCACCGTGTAGCCGACCAGGGACACACCACCAAAGTCGATGCTCGTGGCGAAGTCGTCGCCACGCTTGAATGCAAGGCTCATCGTGCCTGGAAGCTGGGTGTAGGTCGTCACTTGGTTGCTCCTGCTTTGCACTTGCAAGTCGCCGGGCATGGGCACGCCGTGCGGTGGCCGTCGCCATGCGTGACGTATCCACGCCCGCCACACTCGGTGCAGCAGCCCGGCTTGGGCGGTGCTGGTTCTGGCGTCGGCACTGGAACCTTTTCCTGTGCCGTGGCGGAATATGCCGCTGAAACTGCCGCCGACGCTCTAGGTGCCTCACGGTCGATCTGCGCGGGGTCTGCGGCAAGAGACGCCAGCAGTGAGAGCAGCCATTGCCACATAGTCACCATCCTTGCCCGTGGTTGAGAATCCTGTGCCCATCGGCGTCAACGCGAGCGTGAACCACATACGCCTGCTCTGCCGGTGGCGGCTCGGCGAACATCATCGCCCACAGCCCTAGCCGTGCGAGACGTTGGACGAATCGAAGGACGGGACGCTGCGGCTCGGGCTTAACCGGCGAGTAGTCCGATGTCGCCGCCCACCAAGTGAGCATGACGGCGACTAGGCCCACGACGACGGCTGTCTGAATCTCTCTCTTGCTCATCGGTCGTCACTCCAAAGCGAGTAAGCGAACATCACGGCCACGGCACCGACCACGCTACCAATCAACCCAGCGGGCTGGTCGCCAAATGGCAAACCGCCAGCAAACGAGCCGATGATGCCAAGTCCGATTGTCGGCACCCAGCCCTCAGGACACTTACCCGGCATCAGCCATTTGGCAACGCCACCGACGACGGCACCGAACGCGAGCCACAAGAGCAAACCCATGAGCGTCTCCTACTGTGCAAGGTGGAAAGTGTCTGCGATGAGTCGAGCGGGCGACAGCGTGCGAGCCTCAGGCGGTGCAGGCTGGAGCCATCCACCGTGATCAAGGTTGCGATATTTAAAGTTCACGCCGCTGATGCTGAACGAGTCTTGCCCAGAGAGCATCGCGTCAACGGTTTCACGCGATACCCAGAACGATCCGTCTGGCTGATCCGAGGGCCACTTCGGGCCTGCGTTGAACACGCCCCATGAGTTGAGGCATAGCAGCCCGTCTCGCTTGCCTTCGTTCTTGGCGTACCGCACAGCGATAAAACACATGCAATGTGCCCAAGACCCAGACCTCGGCGCGAAGCCATCAGCATCACGCTGCGACGAGAAGCCAACACCCGAACAGACCGGCACCGGATAGCCCGACTCGATGCTGGCCGCTGCCTCGTCAAACGTGCGAACAAGTGCGACGTTCTTCGCTGTGTGTTTGTTGGCGAGCTTTGCCAGCGCGATGCCATTAGCACCGCCACCGCACAACACGTTGCCCCACTCCTTCGCCCGGCTCGGGTTGTACGTCGTCAAGTCAGCACCGGGATACTGCTGGCGAAACAGGATGCCGCCGACTGTCTTGTCTGTGCATTTACCAGCCACCCAGCGTGCAGCCGCACCGCCATAGCTGCCGTCGTTGTAGCCAGCCTGCGTGACCGGCGGCAGTCTGCCTGCGGTGCGTGATCCTGAATACAGCGGCTCGGTCGCGACGAGCTTCGGCGGCTCGGGCAATTCACCCTCTGCCCAATCCACGCACTGCCCAACGTACGAACCCATTGCCCAGCCGAATGACACGCAGTCGCCGATTCCCTGCCGCCACGGGCCGAATGGCCTGCCGTATACTTGTCGGTGGGCACGATCAGCGTGGCGATAAAGGAACGTATCTCGCTGCTGTGCGTTCTTGATGACTTCCTTGCCAGCGTCCGAGAAGAGCGGCTGGTCAAGTTCTGCGAGGAATTGCCGCGTACCAACAGGATCAGGAACGTAGCCGAACTGCCCGTCAATGCGTGCGGCGACCTTGTTCGTGGCTCTCTCAACGAGTGCCCCGAGAATCGCCATCACGACGACGAACGTGACGGCACCGACAGACCAGCGATTAGCGTGCGACATCGGCAGCAGCCCTCGCTAGGTCACGCAAAGCCGACACCCACGCCGCCCGGCTCTCAGGCGTCACAGGGCCGCCAGACGAACCAACAGCGTCGTCGAGAAACTTGTGGACGCTATCCCGCACTTGAGGCTGACGGGCACCGATGCTCTCGCCACGGCATCGCATCTCGCGGGCTGCGATCCTCAACTCATCGAACGCAACGCCCGTCTTGAGCCTCTGTTCGTGCTGGCCGTCATATTCAATGCACGATGCAAGCTCGTCACACAGAGCCGAAAAAGTCGCGGCGTCCGAGGCGGCACTTGGCCCGATGAACTTGCCTTTGAGCGTGAACGCATCCGGTGGCACGGGCACGGGCTGCGGTGTCGGTGCTTGCTTGCTTGGCGTGAACGCAATCGCAGCAGCAACAAGCAGGGCAACTGCCGCGAGATGCTTGCCATCGATGCGTGGCTTGCTTGCTGTGGCGTACCATGCCTGCACTCGCTCGGTGATCTGCTGGCCGGCGAGGGCGTAAACGGCAAACGCCACTAGGATTGCTGTGATCATTTCGCTCTCACAAGTGGAAGGATGGTCTCGATGGTTCCGGCGGCGATAGCCACGACCAACGCCCGAGCCGGTGCACGCACGATGAACCAGAACGGGTACACGCTCATCGGGACGCACGCGACCGCCAGCGAATCAAACAGCACGCCCACAGACTCCAGCACGATGTCACGCTTCTGCGGCCCGGTCAGCGTCTGTACGGCGTCGAGCATCTCGACCGCCAGCCTGACAAGTGACGCCACAAGCGATCCGAACTCAGCCCACGTCAGTCCGTCGCGGGCCTGCTCGCGGGCTGCGTCAAGGAATCGCTGGGCCGCAACGATGAACGCCGGCAGTGTGTTTTCGGATGACACCATCGGGCACCTCGGGGAGCAAAGCGACTCACTTCGATTCTGGCGAATCACCCTGGCTGTCTGGCAGAGGGAACACGATCACGTCCAGCA